AGCCATCTCCCGGATTTTGCTCTCCAGGCTCACGGGCACCAGGTAACCCCCGGCGGGGTCGGAACCCTTGTACAGGTCACGAGACTCGACCACGTTCCTCCCGGCGCGAAGGAAGGCGTAAAAGGCGTCGCGGTACTCCCTGGTTTCGCTCACCCGCACCTCCGGGGCTTCGGGCTCGTTCAGGACCCGCGCCTCCTCGTCCAGCACCGCGCGAGTAGCGGCCTCCACGCGCTCGATAGCCTCAATCTGCTCGCGGAGAGAGCGGGCCTCTTCCTCCATGCGGTCAAAGGTCTCCTTCGCCTCGCCGGAGAATTCACGCCCCTCCTTCTCCAGCCGCTCCAGGTACCCGCGCATCTCGTTAACCAGGTTGGCGTATTTGCGTCGCAGGTCTCTTGCGTCCATTTTCATCCTCCTTTCGTTTAATCGTTCAGTAGTTAATCAACAACTCCAGCCTCTTCCTCGCCAGCTCAAGACGCCCCTGCGCCTCGGCTATCGGCCCTTCCGCCCCCTGGCGGGGGGCCGGGAGGAGTTGCCGGAGAGAAGCGATGGTTTTGGTGATGACGTCTATGTCTTCGCCAGTCGGGTCGCCGGAACGGACCCGGCGCACGGCAATTCCCAATCGGTCGGTGTCGATGCCCACTTTCCGCAAGAGAGAACGCAACCCCACCACAGTTTGAGGATATGCGGGCATGGTCACCGGCCCAAGCTCAAAAAGTTGTAGTTCGTGTATCTCCCGCCTGGCCGGAGAGGAACCCCGCGCCGGAATCCACTCGTCCCGGAGAACGGTGAAGCGGAAAGAACTTCCGCGGACATCTCCCCGCTCCACCAGCTTCACCAGGTCGTGAGCGTAGGAGACATCCGGCAGGTCACATTCGTAATTGAGGCCTTTTTTGCCCTCGGAGAGCCGAAGTGTTCCGTTGGATAGTCTTCCCAGGACGAGATGGTCCTCGTGGTCGCGGCAGCAGACCACATCGAAGCCCTCATACCGCACTGCGCCGGGAAGGACCCTCTCCACGAAGCCCCCCAGATCTTCGCTCCAGGAGTTGTACGGAATGCCGGGGCTCCCGATGAGGGTACCGGGCCCCCCGTCCTCTCTCCGCAGAACTCGAAGCTCAGAACTCGGCAAGCTTCGTACCTCATAATCCCCGAAGAAGAGCTCTACCTCCATATCCTCGATGCCCAGGAATTTCTGCTCCTCCTCACGGTCGGCTATTCGACGCTTCAGCTCAGCGACCGCCATTCTTTTGATTATCGCCAGGTCTTTACAGGATAATTGGATGTCCTCCTGGGTGAGACCGTCCTCGGCGGGGTCAGCCCAGTCATCAAGCCCGTAATCAGCGGGTTTATCCGGGAAGGTACATTTCAGGGGGCTTTTTGGCCCGCTTCTCGGTGGAATATTCTCTGCTTTGGGCAGATTACAGGGTTCTTTGAGAGAACCCGCTATCATCTCGCACCGGCGGATGGTTCCTTGGATAGGACCGCACGATTCCGGATCTACCCGACCCCCATTCACCTGACTAAAATGGCATCGCCAGGCGGCAGCATAGTTACCTTTGAACCCCACGCTGGAATGGGTGCCGTATTTGTTGCGAGGACTAGAAACGAACCTCGCCTCCATGTCCCGCAGTTCCTCTTCGGAGTAGATAAAATTTCTATCCATCTCTCTTCCCGCCTCCTTCCAAAGGTTCACGCAAACGGCGAACCGCTGCGCCTCGTCCTCAAACTCGGAGACCATGACTTCGTCTCCCATGCACCTATTGAGGAAATCCTTCTGACTCTCGCCTGGATTGGGTTTGGGCAGAGGCACCTCCGTCACCCCCTGGAGATGATGCACTCGCAACCTTTGTGAAGCGGGGGGTGGAACACATGGGTATCCACCTCGTGGGAAACCCCCTCAGCCTCCAGCTTGCTCCCGGCGTTGAGGAAGGTGGTATCGCGGCCCACCGTCTTTCCGTCCATCGCCTTACAAAGTGGGCAGGGGTCATGTCCGGCGGCTACCCACCGCAGCACCGTTATCCCCAAGGCCAGGAAGGCGAGGCGGGCTATGTAGTTACCGAAACGGTGCGACTGTTCCATCGCCTCGTCCCCGGGGTAAGTCTCCTCATACTCGCGGAGACAGGCTTCCACCGCCTCGCTCACATCTCCTCCGGATGCGGCCGCTTCGGCGACCACCGCCTGGACCGCTTTCCTGGTGAGGGCGGCGTGGCGGCGGGCATGTGAATCGATGTAGTCCACAAGCTGGGGCTCCAGCTGGGAAAGGATATCCTGCTCGGAACCGACCTCCTCCTGTATGGCGGGAACCATGGCCTCGAAATATCCACGCAGGGCCGGGGCCATGTTCAATGCCCAGGCTTCCGGGACCTCACCCCGGCAGTAGGTCTCCAACCAAGTGGAAAAACTCTCCAAACTGCGCCCCTCCAGGTGCTTCTTCACCGCCCGCCGGATATCGTTCACCTCACGCCTGGCGATGCGGGCCAGGGCGTCCTGGAGCACAGGCCGATATGCGCGCATGAGCCGCTGGCGGTAGGCCGCCTTCCCTGACCTGCTCTCCAGGACGCGACTCGCCTGGGCGGGGGGCTGCTCCGTCCCCCCCGCTTGACCAGCCGGGGTCATGTTCACGGGCATCCAGACGGTATCCCCGCCGGGGAGGGGGTTCCGGTTCTCCAGTTCCCGCACCTCGTTGGGGGTCATGAAACCGGAGAGGATGGCCCGCGAGTAGGCGTTGTACCGGCTCTCGGTATCCCCCCGGATGAGGGCATCCAGACTGAACTGCGGATAGTATTGCTTCTTGTCCTCTTCCGTTAAGAGCTTGGACCAGATAGCCTGCTCCCACCGAACACACCAGGATTCCAGGGCGTCGGTGACGTATTCGATGGATTGCATCTCAATGTTGCTGTAGGTGGCGTGCTCCAGATGCCCGATTTTGTGGAGAGGTACCCGGAACATCCGGGCAATCTCTTCTACTTCGAACTTCCGGGACTCCACGAACTGGGCGTCCTCAAGGGGCATGGGGATGGTCTTGAAATCCCACCCGGCTTCCAAAATCGCCAACTCAAACTTGCGCTCCACACCCTGATACTTTTTGCGGAACTCCTCGCGAACCGCCTCCTTCTCCTCTTCGGTCAGGCGGCGGGGCACGAAGACCACTACCCCCGGCATGGCGTCATTGGCAAAATACCGCCCCCCGAACTCCCGCGTCGCTAAAGCCAAGCCGATGCTCTCCCGTGCGTACTGAATGACACTCGCACCGCAAATACCGTCAAAGGACAGGCCGGGGATGTGGAGAACATCCTTCCCGTCAATGTGGACCATGCCTCCGCCGTCCGGCATATAGCCGTAACTCACTTGCAGCCTGCCCAAGCTATCGCGGGCCCCGTAGACGATGACCTTGGTCGGGTCGAGAAGCCACAACCCGCGTACGTACCCGTCCGGCCCCCAGTCAATGTAGGCGTAGGCGTTCCCGTAAAGCAGGACGCTGGCTTGGGCGGCCTCCCGAAAGGAGAACGAGGTAGTCACGGGGTTGGGTTGGTGGTGCAGAATGTCATATAGTCGGTGGTCGGTCGCCTTCTCCCTACCCCCATCGGGCAACCGGCGGTAGAGATGCAGGGGCAGTTTGGCCAGGTCCTCCGAAAGTACCCGAACACAGGCGTACACCGCGGCCACCGCCAGGGAGGTAGAGGCGGAAACGTACACTCCCGTGGCGGTCGGCCTCCCGCCTAACGCCTCAACCAACCAAGGCTCCGGATACGCCAGGGTCGAGGTTCGGGTTCGGGCTTCCGGTGCTCTGAAAAGGCGCGTCAATATGCCCATTTAACCCCCTTCAACTTTTTCCGTTCTTGCCTCCGCCCGCGCCCCGGCGATACCCCACGCCACCAGCGCAGAGCCCGTGAGGATTAATGCCGCGGGCCAGTACACGAACCAAAAGCCAGCGGCGCAGATGAGCACACCGATAACGACAAGCCAATCCCAGACGTCCATCAGAAGACCGTAATCCCTATCCCTTCGCTGGTATCGATTTCCCGGTACCGCATAGCAAGGGCGAGTGCGGTGACCAAGGCTACTATCCCGTCGATTTTCTCCCGGCTTTTCTCCTTGTCCGGCTTCAGGTTCCCAGCGGGGTCGGACTTAACCACCAGATTGTCTGCCATCCACCGCAGGACGGGGTGGCCCCCATGTTTGAGTTTCCGCTCCAGGACTAACCGGGCCAACTCCTTGGTAGGCTCGGTCATGGTCTTGAACCCGGGCCGCACCTCAATGGCCTCAAAACCTTCCGCCTGAAGGTGCTGCATAAACTCGAAAGCGTTCCAGGGGTCATACCCGATACGGTAGAACCGGTACCGCCTGGAGAGGGACAAGATGTCCTGCCGGATAGCCGCATAGTCAATGACCTCGCCGGGGGTGGTCCGGATAAATCCCTGCCGAACCCAGGCGTCATAGGGCACGCGGTCCCGGCGGGACCGCTCCACCGGGGCCGCCTCCGGCACCCAGAAGTAGGGCAGGACATACCAGTTCTCGTCCCCCTTCTGGGGCGGGAAGAGGAGCACGAAGGCCGCCAGGTCTATCCGGTTCGCCAGGTCCAGGCCGCCGTAGCACACCAGGCCCTCCAGCTTCTCCGGCCTCACCAGGCCCGCACTGGCATCCCAGGCCCTGAGGTCGAGGAACCGGGTCTCCTGTTGCACCCATTCGTTGAGATAGTAACGCCTGAATTTGTTCTGCTCTGCGGGGTTTGCCAGGGCCTTCTCGCACTCCTGCTGGAGAAACTCCGGCTTGATGCTAATCCCATAGTTCGGGTTGGCCTTCCGCCATGACGCCGGGTCGGTCCAATCATCGCCCTCGTCAATGGTGGCGATGAAAGCGAACCTGGAATCATCTTCCAATACGCCGGACAATACCCGCTCGCTGTAGTCGTGCTCCTGGCGGCAGACGGTCGGCGTCCCGCCCAGGCCCGCCGTGGTGATGACGAAAGTGAGTGGCTGGCGGCGGGCCCCGGTGGCGGAGGTAAGCACATCCCATATGCCCCGGTCTTTGTGGGCGTGGAGCTCATCGATGATTAGGCCATGTGGATTAAGGCCGTCCATAGTGTCCTTGTCCGCGCCCAATGGCTCGAACTTGGAGGCCGTTTCCAATACGTGGATGTTGTTGGTGTAGATTCCGACGCGTTTCTTAATCGCCGGGCTTCGGCGCGCCATCTCTTTCGCCGGGTCGAAAGTCAGCTTGGCCTGGTCTCGCTTGGTGGCGGCCACGTATATTTCCGCGCCGGGCTCCCCGTCCGCCAGGAGGAGGTAAAGGGCCAGGCCAGCAGCCAGAGTGGTCTTTCCGTTCTTCCTGGGCACTTCCACGTAGGCCGTGCGCACCAGGCGGGTACCGTCGTTCCTGCGCCATCCCAGGATGTACCCGAGCACGAATTGCTGCCAGGGAGAAAGATTGAACCGTGCTCCGGCCCACTCGCCCTTCACATGGCGAAGGAGGGAAAAGAACCGAAGAGCCTTGTTGACCGTCACCGGGTCATACCGGTAGCCCTTGGCGGGGGCGGCCCGAAGGAGACGCAGATGGCGTTCGCAGGCCCGCCAGACTAACTCACACGCCGGAACGGCCCCCTCAACCACGGAATGAGCATATACAGATACGGGGTCATTGTTCACTTCCGAAAATCTCTTCCCACTCATCGGGCTCTTCACCCCCGGTAACCACTTCCATCTTTTGGCGGGCCGCCGGGGTCATGCCGAAAGCCTTGAGCAATTCCCGATACTCCTTGAGGAGCTGGGTGTACAGGGTGGCTGCCGGAGAGCGTTTCACCGCCCCCTTCTTATCCGGCACGGTGAACCCGAAGCTCAACATCTCCTGCTCGGCCCCCTTGAGCAGGCCGTGGAGAACACACAACCTCTCCAGGGCCGGGCGATCCAACTCGGAGGCCAGCCCCAGCTCCTCCAGCCGGGCGGCATAGAGCTTCCAGAGCTTCCGCGCCTCCGGCGGGAGGCCACGCGGGGCGGGCCCCACCCTTGGAGTGGCCCGCGGGAAGTCCTTATCCCGGTCGGGGCGGAGTGTCCCGGACAGTGCTTTCAGGTGTCTCGGCTTCGGTGCGGGCATTAGTCACCTCCTATGGGACGCGCCCCGGGGCGTTGCCGCCGCACGAAGAGAGGTCGGCGGCGGTATACTGGCGGGTAACTTCATGATTTTGGCCCCATACCCCCCGCTGTGACCCGGCTGTGACAGGAATGACACAGGGGGAGTAGGTTCTCCGGGGCATGCGTCCCCCCGTCACGGATAGCCACTATATGGTGTAATTGCTCAGCTCGTCTCCCACACAGGGCACAGGCCGGGTTGGCCTGAAGGTACTGACGCCGGAGTTTATACCACCGCCGGTCGTAACCCCGCCGGGAGGGAGAGGGCCGGTTGTCTCTCGCCCGATGTTCCCGGCAGTAGTAGCCCTCCTTCACCGTGCGGGGGCAGCCCGGATACTCACATAGCCTGGACATAGAACAAGACCGTTGTCATGGTGCGGGGCCCAACACCCGGACCCGGATTACCGTCCGATAGTCCTCGCCCCGCTCCTTCCTCGTTTTCCTTACGCGCATCTCCTTTACCTGGCGGTCGTTCTCATAAACAATGGCCTCAAGCATGTCCAGAACCGAGGCCGCCAGGTTATCCACATCGTTCCGGCAGTTAGTCTCAATCTCCACGGCCACGGGCTTCTCGGTGGGTGCCCGCAGCCAGGCCCCCCTGACAGCCGAGCGCGCCTCGTGCTGCCACCGCAGGTAGTCTTGGGATGGGATGGTCCTGCCGTTGGGGAGGGTCAACCTTGAATTCTTCTTGGAGGGAATGCGTCCGGTTATGCATATCTCCATGGGCGCCCCCAAACAGGCCGTCCTATGCCTACCCCAAGCGGCCCCCAGGGGGAGCAGCGGGGCCGGGTTCGGTCGGTTGTGGTTGGGCACAGACGCATGGGCATTGAGGTGCCCGGCCCCGCAAGCACGGACGGCGGGACTATAGAGAAAGGAGGTGAGACGTGCAAAACAGGGGCGGATTTAAGGGGTGGCACGGAAAAGAAAGCCCCGCCGCCCCCCTGAGGCGATTTCCACCAGTTTACATTTTTATAATACCCACCGAACAATATTATGTCAAGTGATAAAACCATCATTATTATATAATTCTAATTTCCCCTATTAGGCTGCTCTAACAGTTCGGGCATGATAAATTTCCCGTTGCGACAGAACCGCCCGTGGAAAAGGCAGGTCGGGCATCCGGGCCCCCGCTCCTTACACCTGACAATCGCCGCCAGGGCGAGGCGCACGAAGCCGGTAAATACGATGTCCTCCTCCCGGCAGTCGTGGGCCCCGGCGTCTTCGTTCCACGCGCTCCTCATCGCCTTCCTCCAGATAGACACGCCGGTATTCCCTGACCAGCCTACGCAGAGCGCACCGCAGGAACTTCTTCCCCTGCGGGATTCTGGACAGAGGAACGTCATATATATAGTGAAGATGGACCACCCTCCGCTCTACGGGCGGCAGGTCGTTCACCAGGCCCTCCAGGGCCCCCAATACTGGGTCATCGAACCGCCCCAGCCACCAATCCGGGGGCCAGTCGCCGGACGAGGCCCCCGGCCGGGGAACCTGCAGTATGCTACTCGTCCGTAACCAGCTACGCCCGTATAGCCGGTGTAGCCAGGCGTCGATGGTCTTCTCCGGCGCCCAGCCCCTGGCCCGCCAGTCATCGACGTCGTAAATGGTGGGCATGCCCTTCTTCCCATCCGGGCTTCGGTACCCCAGCCGGGCCACGCCCGCCTCGTGGGGCTTCCCCTGCCTCGTGCCCATAGCCTTCTCCTTTCGCCTCCCCTACTTCGTCAGGTGGAGCTGTGTCAGTTTTTGTTGGCCGCCCCTTTGGCTTGCTCCGCTACCTATGCGGGGGCTGCGGGGGCTAAATTGGCTTTTTGGAGTGTTTAAGGGTTTAGCGAAGCAAGGAGCATTTTCAAAAAATTTTAAAAATATGGTTTTAGCCCCCGCAGCCCCCGCAAGGTGAAACAAGACCCCCAATATATTGTGATTTGGCGTTAGATATATCGGGCCAAAATGTCTACTGAATTTTTTTAACACTTTCGTAACATTTTGGCCCCCGCAGCCCCCGCAAAAACAATTACATTTGGTGCACCCAAAATAGGTGCAAGCAAGCAGCCCCCGCATATTTTTGGTAGGACTGCTTACCAACGCATTCCCGAAACCACCCCCCGCTGCTTGAACTGCTGTCAGGTTACTCAGGGGTAACATGCGCTACTCACCCCTCACCATTCCAGGCCTATCTGGTCCGCCGCCGACGGGGGCTTACCCCCTATCCCGCTTGCGTCGCCTGCGCCGCACGCCACCTCGGCTACGTCAGCTATGCCCGCATCGCCCGCATCGCCCGCATCGCCCGCGTCGCCTGCGTCGCCCGCTACGCCCGCTACGCCCGCTACGCCCGCATCGCCTGCTACGTCTACGTCGCCTGACGGCATGAACCCGTAGCGATATACCTTGGCATGTCCATCCCAGGTGACATACATCCCGAACAGGCGGGAAAGGTTCCTCTCGTGTGCCAGGAGGGCCTCCCCGAACCGGTGGGGGGTGATTACCTTTCCGGCCCGGTCCCGAAGGGCACGCCCCCCTCCGTAATATGTGGTGAGCTCCTCCAGCAGCTCACGCGCGGTCAGGCTCCGGGGGGCGCCGCTTTGGTCTATATGGCGCCCGTCGGAAATCCATAGCCGAAGGACGTCTATCGCCGGTATGCTCTGGGCGGAGAATGTGGATGCCTGGGTGTAGGTCTTCACCATTAGGTCATCCCAAACCTCCTCCTCAAAGCCCGCCGCAAGGAACAGCCCCTTTGCCAGGCTCATGAACTCGGATTGCCGGTGGCGCGTTTCCACGGCCTGCCTCGCCTGGTGCCAGTTCTTCGCCGCAAGGGAGAAGATGTAATGCAGGATGGCGTTTCGGCACTTCTGGATAGGTTCGTATACATGGTCTTCCCGCCGCCGTTTCTTCTCGCTTAGCTGGCTCAGCTCGAAGAACACCGCGCGGGTGACAACGTCATGTCGGTATTTATAGGCGGCGCCGTGCATGCTGGTGGTGATGATACCTGGGGTAGGGGTGATTTGAACACTGTCGAAATCTGTGTACAGTTTACGCTTTTCGTAGGCACTGCCGGTTATGACCGCCGCCAGGGCGTCGTGCAGGCCCCGGATGGTGGCGGTCTCCAGGTTGTCCAGGCACACCAGCCATCCCCTTTCCAGCATGACCCACAGGTCGTCGAGGTTTGGCGGCAGTTGCCGTACCCCCCAGCCATCCCCTACCAGGAGCCGACCGATGCTCCTGGCCAGGGTGGTCTTCCCGCTGTCGGCTTCCCCTATGATGCACAGGATAGGAGGCCGTATCCGGGCCGCCAGGCCCACCGGGAGAGCAAGGATGAGGGCCATGAGGAGGGTAGAATAGTCATCTTTCCGAAAGACCGGCCCGTCCTTCCAAGGCCAGGAATTGCAGAATACATGCAACATAGTTTCCCCGAAGCCCCCCAGCCGGGGCGGCTTGCCTATCGGGCTTAAGCCGGGCTCCGAGCGGAAGAGGACGCCGTCCGCCCCGTTAGGGAGGAGGTGGGGCTCCCCGGTCCCTAAATCCCACCTCCACATGGTCCCGTCCCCGTTGTCGCGGTAGATGCCCCGTTCGTTTATGCAGGCGACGCGGTGCAGGTCGACCGCGCGCCCTTCGTTTAGGCCGCAGAGGCGCAGGTGCTGATAGACGTATCCGAAAAGGGCCTCCTCCGCGGGATTAAGCCCGAACTCGAAGAGGATACGCTCGAAAGGCTGCCCCGGGCCGATGGAGGGGGGCATGGGAATGACCTGGTGGGTTTCCCGGCTGAAGTAGAAAACCCCGCCATCGGGGCGGTTTTCGGTGAGGAACTCCCCCGCATCCCTTAAGGCGGCCTGTATCTCTTCGGCTATCCTGCGTTTCACCTGCCGGGCGGCCCTCCCACCCGAAAGGTATTTTTGGATGCGGCCCCCCACGATTTGGGGCGAATGGGGGGTCAGCCGCTTCATGTTCTCGTTCAGGATGTCGGAAAGGTAGGTTCGGAATTCCTGGATGACCTCTTCGCGGGCGGCGTATCGGTTCCGCTTGTATAGAAAAGCCCACAGGTCCCCCAGGTCTTTTACCCCCGGAAAAGGGGGCGTCCAGAGGTGCAGGTAGACTTCCCGGCCCCCGGAGGCGATTTCTTCCGCCCAGCGGCGGGCAGCCTCGGCCCCAGCGGGGTCGGCGTCATACAGAAAGTGGATTTCCTTGCTCGTGTCGAAATAGCGTACCGCGGGGGCGGGGTTGTAACCGGCCGCCCCCACGGATACGGCGGGCATCCCCCCGATATACCACAGGATGTCGGCATCCTTTTGACCTTCGGTAAAGAATATCTTGTCACTCCACAGGACCCCGCTTTCCGGGATGTAGAGGCCGTGCCCGTGGCCTTCTGGGGGGTTCTCCCCGCCCTTGATGATAATGAACTTCGGGCCGGTGCCGTTGACCACCGCCCGGCCGAAAAGGCAGCAGGTTTTGTATTCGTCATTTATCTTTACGAAGTGAGGATAGATGTACCGATAATCGAAGCATTGGGGCCAGCGGCGGGAGGCCCAGAGCTCTTCCGCGTTTTCTATCAGGTTCTTTTCGGCGGCCTCCCGCAGAATCTCCCTTGAAATGATGCTGTCCAAGAAGAGGTGGGGTTTGTTGAGGGCCACCAAGCCGGTATCTTCCAGATATTTATAACCCGTTTTGTTCGGTTTTTTGTCCCGGAGGGCCGCCAAGAGAAGGGCGTACAGGGTGTCGTCATAAGAAACGCTTTCCGGCATGTCCCCGGTCAGGTACCGAAGGAGGGTTTCCATGGACAAGGCGCGCCCCCCGACCATGCAGTTGTTCGAGTGGCATTTGAACAGGACGCGCCCGCCCTCCGCGGTAAAGAACCCCGCGCTGGGGTGCTGGTCTTCGTGAAAGGGGCAGCGTACCGAGTTTGGTGGGTGTGCAGGGTCTATTTCTTCGGGCCAGAGGTCGGCAATCCTTATGAGCAGGTCGCGGTCTTCCATTCCTTACCTCCTCCTGGTTTTCCCGGCCCCCTCCGACGCCCCCACGGTAATCCCGCAGGGGCGCCGCCGGAGGAGGTCGGAAAGCCGGGGGCCTTAATCAGAGCAGCTTATAAGGCTCCCGGAAAAGCCTACACCTCGTGTTCAGGCAGGCCAGGTGGTCGTCGCACACCAAGGCTATGTGGTTTCCATCGAACTCCCACGTGTAGGGGCAGGTAAGCCGGAAATTGCCGTGTCGGGCGTCCACCCACAAGATGGAGTGGCCCAACTCCCCTTCTAACTTCCCGATGGCTTCGTCCAGCCGACAGAGGTGAGCTATGGCGCCCAAAAGCACGTCCTCTTTAGGTGGGGGGACAATCCCAGTGACCACAGGGGCTTCCGGGTTTTTGCGGACGAAGTAGGGCTTTATCCTCGCCAGTTTGTAGGATTCGCCGTGAAGGGGGCAGAATTTATGGAAGCATTCGATAGCGAGGCAGTCGTTCTCCTGAACCGGCACGAGCCGGTGGAAATGGGGTTCCTCCGCGCCGTAGGGGCAGACCAGGAATATCCCCTCCGACTTCGGGTCATGCACGTGGATAGGTGCCAAGAAGTAGTTCTCGGCTTCTCGTAAGGAGTTTAGTACCTCCTTACGGTCCACCACGTCGAAGAAGTGCGGGGTGAGGAAGACGAGGTTTTCGTGCATCCAGGAGTACACGTTCATGCTTTTACCTCCTTTCGTCTGTGCCCCCATTCTTTAGGTGGCTGCCCTTGCGTCTATATTTATTATACTCTATTTTTCGGTAAATTTATCAATAACTTTATACCAAAATATACGGCTATTTTTATGCATATATCCAGTAAATTCGGGGATTTTTAAATCGTAATAAAGCAACCAGCGGCTTGATATTTAAAGAGGATTTTACTAAACTTAAACCAAGGTAAAAGAGGGCGGAGTTCTGGGAAGGTGGTGACGATGACGATGAAGGTGAGTAAGAGACCCATCCCCTTTAACCTGTGGTTTAGGTACGCCCGTTATACCCGCCACTACTCCCAGACTCGGTTGGCGGAAGAGGCCGGGCTTGGGCAGACCACCGTGGTGGACCTGGAGACCGGGAAGCGGGACCCCAATTCCCTATCGCTTCGAAACATAAGAAAACTCTCCCGGGCCCTTGATATGGATTTGCTCTCCTTCCTGTCGAATGTCCTGTGGAGGCCCACCAAGTTCGAGCCTGGGCAATGCTCCAGATGCCGTAAGCCCGTGTATCCCTTTTCCTTGAACGAGCTGCGGATAAACATGGGCGGCAAGGAGCAGCTTTCCCTGTCTATGTGTGACCGGTGCCACGCACAGTTCTTCTATATGCTCGGCTCGTTCCTCGACGAGCCCATACGAGAGGTATTACCCCCGGAATGGATAGAAGGAGAGTATCATGTTACTGAACCGTAAACAACGTGCCGAGGCCCTTGGTGTTTACCCCAGCACTCATCTCCCGTTCTCCTTGTCCTCCTTATCGGAGTAGCCCTCGGCCTTCACCGCGGGCCTCCTTTTCGTTTGATGAATAGGCGTTTGAATGTTTCTTTTCCACTCAAATATGACCCTCTTCCATATATACCATTGGGGTCTTGGTCGATGCCCTGATTTGAGCCCAAAATCTCGAACTGGTCAGGGTTATATTTATCCAAAAACGTAATCGGCACCCCCATAACCCCGTCGTAGTCGTAGGGTATCTCGGCGACTTTCGACACCTCGATGGCGTCGTAGTTGTCGTACTTGGGATACTTCTCCGGGTCGTAGCGCGCGTACAGGGTCAGCTCCTCGTGGCGCTTCGGGATGTCGAGGTTGGTGAACCAGCAAGCCATAATGTGTTTTACCCTTACTCCGTTTATAATTTTTTCACAAGCATAGTGTTTTGGGACAATGAACCACATATCCTGGTTGATATTTCTGTGTCCTATCCACAATTTGTTCTCTTTTATCAATGGGAATATTTCTTTATAGGTTATGGCGTTTTTGTTCCCAATTATCACGAACTTCTTCCCATATTCCATAAGTTGCGCCACATACTCCCGGAACAGCGAGAAGGGCGGGTTGGTCACCACGATGTCGGCTTCTTTGAGCAGTTCCACGCACTCGGGGGAGCGGAAGTCCCCGTCTCCCTCCAACAGGGTCAGGGTGTTCTTCTTGTTCTTAATCAGCTGTTCCACGTCGGTAGGGCCAATTGCCCCATCTCCGGTCGTATCCGGGACTTCGGTTATTTCTACTTTGTAGGCCCTTTTTTCTTTTCCCCTTTTGTCCTCACCCTTGGGGCATTCCGCATCCAAGAGAGATAATTGTTTTTCCGCTACGGGAGACCCGGCGTAGCTGGTGGTGATGAGCTTCTTTAGCCCCAAGTGGTTGAAGTTCAGGACGAAGTACCTAAAGAAGTTACTCTCGTAAGGGTCGTCACAATTGCAGTAGACCACTTTGTTGCGGAAATGTGGTTTGTAATGGCGCAGCTCCTCTTCAATGTCCTCCAGCCGAGTGTAGAACTCGTCCTGCTTGGCTTTTTTCGCCTTGTTTAGGGCCTTGTTGGTACTTCCCACCCTTTATTCACCTTTGAGAACGTCTGCGGCCCCAACCTCCTTTCTCGATACCGCCCGTATGGGCTTCCCCGACCGCCCTACTACTATTATTATAGTCCTAATATCGGATATTTTGGTTATATTTTTAATATTAAATTTTTTATTTTTCCCTGGTGATCAGGGTTTTTAAGGGTTTTTGATACCTAAATTTTTTATGCCAAAGCAACCACAAGACTTGACATATATGCGCCTTACGTATAAAATAAAGCAAGGAAGATGGAGGTTCGTATGACAGCGCGCGGGGATTGTGGGGGGGTAGAAAAATGGAAGTGGAAAAGCGCTCGGAAGGCCTCAACCAATGGCTGCGCTTCATGCGTTTGGGGCACAACCTGACCCAGGCCCAGCTGGCACGGCGGGCCGGTTTAAGCTTAACCACCATCTCGGACCTTGAAAGGTCCCAGCGGGACCCGGAGGGCCTAACCCTCCGTAACCTACGTAGGCTTGCCCGCGCCCTTGATATGAACCTGTTTACGCTCATCTCGAACATCCTTTGGCGGCACGAGGGAATACGGTGGGGGCGGTGCTCCCGCTGTGGTAATCCGGGCGACCTGTTTAGATACCGGGAGGTCGGGATTGACCTTGGGGGGCACTCTGATTTCTTCTTTTCGCTGTGTCCCGCCTGCTACGGCGAGTTCTACGGCCTGCTTTCTACCTTTTTTGACCAAAAGTTACGTGAGTTACTATACGGGGATAGAACGGGACTTTTCGATTATGCTGGTGAACCGTAAGCAGCTGGCCGAGGCTATAGGTGTCCACCCAAACACTATCCGCCGGTGGGAGTTGGAGGGGGTGCTACGCCCTGCCCTTCGTCACGGGCGCGTGATACGATATGATATAGACGAGGTTCGGAGGCAGCTACAACCCGAATTCCAAGATGCCGGTTTACAAACTGGGGCCAGGCAAATACAGCGCGGAAAAAACATACCGGGGGTGGCGTTTCCATCGCCGCTTTCGAAGCCGGGAACAAGCAGAACGCGCCATCCGGGATTTCATGAATGCGGTCGACGCAGGGATTTGGGGATGCCCGGAAATCCCAGACAAAACAACCCTCGGCGTTTTCCTTGATGGGTGGATTTCCTCCCGCTGGGAGGAGTGGAAACCTTCCACCGCCCGCTCGTACCTTTCCATCATGCGACGGGCGATGGCCGAGCTTGGCGATGTGCCACTGGAACAAGTCGGTCCCCACGACATACAAAGGTTCCTTGACGGGCTTCAAGTCTCCCCCAAGACAAAGAAGAACTACCGCCTCTTTTTGAGCAGCGCTTTCTCTGCGGCCTGCTCCCTCGGCCTTATAGACGAAAACCCCGTCCTGGACACCCGCCCGCCGAGAACCCATCGCAGGCCCCTGCACATCTTGAGCCCGGGGGAAGCCCGTTCTCTTCTGGAGGCGTTCCCGGACCCGCACGACCGGCAGCTGGTGGAGTTTGCCATGCTTACCGGCCTGCGCCGGGGGGAAATCTTCGCCCTTCAGTGGCGTGACCTCCAAGACGGTTCCGTGCACGTGGAGAGGACGCTCTCTGGGGGCCGGGAGGCCCTCCCCAAGGGCCGGAAGCGGCGGCGGGTGCCTCTCCCGGAGCATCTGTGGGTCGAGCTGGAGGCCCGCCGCGGGGAGCCGAACGAGCGGGTGTTCCCGGGGAACCCGGACACCTGGGTCAAACGGCGGTTCTCGCCCGCAGTTAGGCAGGCGGGCTTGGACGGGCTTCGGTTCCACGACCTTCGCCACTTCTTCGCATCCTCCGCCATCCGGGCAGGGGTGGACATCCTGCGTCTCCAAACCTGGTTAGGCCACAGCTCTGCCCAGGTGACCCTCGACATCTACGGGCACCTCTTCCCCGCGGACGAGGCCTCCCTAATCGAGAGGTTGGCAAACGGATTACACCAAAATCACACCAGCGACCCCGGCAAATGATAAGCCCAGCTCGCCGGATTTGCCCTTTGAGCTGGGCTTTTATCTGGTAGCGGGGGGTGGATTCGAACCACCGACCTTCGGGTTATGAGCCCGATGCGCGCTCTCCTCCCTTATCGGGCTTGGCCTGCTATTTTGCTCTTTACGAGCGCTTTTACGCTTGGTGCCTAAACCAGGAATAACCATAAAATACTATAAAATCACACCAAAATCACACCAAAATCACACCAACCTCGTGTCGGGCTTGGGGGGCACCAGAGGTCCTTCTTCCTTAGTGAAGGGGCGGGGTTAAATCCGGGGTGAGGAGATTAGCTCCCCAAGTGAGGGGAAATCATTCAGGAGACGAATAGATTTCTGGGGCTTTGTGGGGCGTAGGAGGTCTTCCTTGATTTTCTCCACGCATTCCTCCAAGCTGTGCGCCAAGTAAGTGGAGAGCCAAGTCACCCACGGGTTGTCATAGCCGGGAGGGACATATACATAAGTAGGCTTACCCAGCATCTTGGCGAAGAACAGCTCACTCACGGTTCCGGCGCGGACATCGTGTATTTGGGTGAGGTTCACGAGCAGGGCGTCCGACCGGAGGACCGCACTCAAATCCCGGCGGACCAGCTCTTTTACGTCATCGGGTTCGTCCACGGTGGGGTCGATACAATAGAAAACCGGGCCAAGCAACCGCTTGGCCCGGTTTCTCCAGCCTTGCGCCTGTCTCGCGGTTAAGTTGAAAATCCCTCCCGAAAGATAGACCATGGCCTTCGCCCGGTTGGGGGAAGGGGGGAACCCGCAGTCCTCAAGGAGCCGCACGACCATCCGGCGGGCCTCGTCAATCGAGATCCCGTCGGTATGGAAACGAAAATCCCACCCCTCCCACGTATCCAGCGCGGTCTCGCTGCTGTGGTCTGCCGGGAGCGTCAACCCCGCGGCTTGGGCGCGCCGCCTCCGCTCGTCATCGGAAGCGTCAAGTCGTACAGTGACGAAGTCCCCCGCCTCCTGGAGCCGCATTATCTCGTTCGGGAAACGGCAGTCGTCGATGGCTATGAGGGGACGCCCCGCCTTTTCCCAACGCCGGATGAGGTGGTTTATCCACACATCCGGGTCTATGCTCCTCGCCACCTCGGTTCCGAAGCGTTGTAGTATCCTGCGGTGTTTGGCTTTTTGTGCGGGGTCAAAAAAGTCGATGCCGAAGATTTCTCCAGCGTACCGCTTTACGGGTTCGGCGAAGGACCACCTCTCGAAATCGGGGTTTACTTCGCATACGAGTTCAGCCCAGGTCGTCTTTCCGGAGGCGGCTTTCCCCCCGAAGATGATACCGTCTGGCAAGGCCCCTCCTTCCATTCGTCACTCCCCGGGAGAGGGGAACAGGTACCCTATGGCTGCCCCGACCGCCAGCGTTATGATGGGCAGGCCGACGTCCGCCGGGACCCTCCCGGCCACCATCAAGACCACTACGGCTACCAAGCAGAGTAGCGTCAAGACAAAAGCCGCCAGCGTCTTGTCCATCGACATTCACCTCCTTTCTCCGGGTCAGTAATCCTGCGTTCGCACGATGTACCACGTCATCCAGTGGGTGGTGATTTTTGCCAGGCCACGCTCATCGGGCGTCAGCTCTATGAGCAGGCCGCAGATGTCGGGCCACAGGCCCTTCCGCCTCAAATAAGGGGTTTGGGCCTGGAATGCCCCGATGGAGAACATCTCCACGTTCCGGCACATGGGCACGTGGCAGGGCACATGCCAATGCCCCACCAGACCGACGTGCGGCTTTCTTTCCGGCGGGTACCCTTCCGCTATCTTCTGGAGGCGGTAACTGCGCGCGTACGCCTGGCCGCCGTCGGCGTGCATCATGTGCACGAGAATGGCCCCCATTTGGAGATACGCCCCGAAGTCTCCCAGGTATTTTATGTCTTCCCTTTCGCACGCCACGGCCTCCACTATGTTCGCCCCTCCCCCCTTCACAAAGGAGTAATCGTGATTTCCGGCGATTACGAGGGTTTCCACCCCAGGCTCGTATGGGTAGTTCTCCACTACCGCCTTTTTCTGGGCATCGAAGCCGTGGGCGTAAACCTCGTATTGCTGGCCTTTGTAGACGTCGATGCCGTCTACCAGGTCTCCGCAATGGAGCACGAGGCTTATGCGATGCTCGGAGCAATATTTGTAAAACTCCCGCAAAGCTGTCAGTTGCTGGTAAATGCTCCCAAAGTGCGTGCAGGCCACCACGCCGAGCCTTATCGGCTTTCCTTTCACGAAGCGGTCGATGCAAACCTCCGTATCTGTCCGCGTCGGCTCCTCTACCACGACCTTCTTTCCCCGCCTGGATAGTTCTTCCAGTAAGACGATGTCATCCAGCGCGCTCAAGGTGATGTCCTGTGCTTTGTTCCTGGTTGGCCCCCCGGGCTTTCGCGTACGGCGGAGGTAGTATTCGACTTGGCGACGGCACCGGGGGCCACAGTATGCCTTGTGGGGATGGACGGGGTCAAACGGGAAGGTGTTTTGGCAGAGGCCGTACTTCGACGCTTGGCATGGGATGGGGGTTCCTGCGGGGATGGCGGTCTCCTCCTCCTTTTCCTCCTGGTTCTCCTTGACCCCGGATTCGGGCGGGGTGTAATCCCACCAGGATTCGCTTTCCATTTTCACCTCCCGTGTTTCAGGGAACTGATTACTGGAGAAGGGCGGGGCGCACCAAAAGCGTGCCGGTGCACACCGTATGGGTATCCCCCACTTCCGAGGTTACTTCAGCCTCATGGTTGTATTTTCCAGGTGTGAGAGTAGAGGTCTGCGTGTGAGACAGGCGGAAGTACATCTTGTTGGCATTTATGCTGTGGTGGCTGACGACAAGGACAGGGTCGCCTCCCTGGATGGGGGCGCATCCCCACCGCCCGGCGTAGCCGGTGAGGTCTGATAGGTCTTCCACGGTGACCTCTATCTCCACATCGTCACCGACCACGATTTCCATATTCTGGTTTCTTTTCATTTTGTCTCCTCCCAAGTTCCCGAGAGCTTCAAGACGGCGGAGCCCCAGAGGGAGATGGTGGGCGTCGCCGTGCCTTGTATGCGTTGTTTAACCCAGGGCCCGCCCTTGCGTAGCTTCCTCAATGTGGGGATTTCGAAGAAGTCGGTAAAACTTACCAGCCGCTTGAAGAACTTGTGCAGGCCCCGGAAGTAGAGAACCTGTTTAGTGGCAAGGTGTTGCTTGAGCATTTAGACCACCGCGAAATCGCCGAACCAAGCCTCCCCGCCGCCGCTCGCCAGGAAGAGCATAGCTTGGCAATCGGAGGCGGGGGTCACGGAAAGGGTCAACTGTTCCCACTCGCCGCTGGCGGTGGCGGTGGCATAAACCGGGGAGAACTCGCCTCCATCGGAAACCAGGCGGATGTTTGGTGCGGGCTGGGTGCTGGTATTTCGATACACCCAGACCGATATGGTGTTCTGGACGCCGCCTACCAAGCTCACCCGGACGCTCTCCTCGCACCCGGCGGGCAGGTGCACGGAAGGCGGGGTGGAGTGGTAGGTCTCGTAATCCGCCTCGGCAAGCCCGCCGAATTCCACGGCCCCCATGTCCACGGTCCCGCCCAGGATGCGGCTGAAGCCGAAGAAATCTGCGACCCCCTCCGCGTCGTTGTTGTTTCCCTGGTTTATGGGCAAGTTGGTCAGGCCCGGGTCGCTTGCGGGGGGAGAATCAGGCCGTGCCGCGGTGGGCAGATAGACCAGCCGGGTTATTTCCCCCAGTAGGGAGAAGAAGTCGGGGAGGAATACCGGGAAGCCGACTTCCTGAGGCGGGCATTGCGGGGAAGAGCCACTTCCAAGGGCATATCTGCAGTATGCGTATAAATAGCGGCTGGCCGCGGAATGGTTTATCTGGATGTAGGAAGAGGAGGAGATGAGGTTGTAACACCCAATCCCTATGCAGTGGCGGATGTTGTTCGCATTCGGGTAGTGGTCATAAAAAGTGTCGAAGTAAAACCCGTTCATGCACAGGAAAGCGAGGAGATTCACCGCCTTGAACCCGGCGGTGGTGGAAGAATTGTCAAAGAACTTGAAGCCGTTATAGCAGTAAAAAGAGCTGCAATTGGCTATGGTTATGTTAGTGGGTGGGTTTGTGGATATCCAGAACCCGACTTGGCATCCGATGGCGATGGAATTCACGATTTCTACGTTCGAGCCGATAACGCGAAACCCCCCTTCTGACGTATAATTCCCAGTCGCGACCGCAATACATCGGTCAAACCTGGCGGAAATGGATATATATATGTATCTCCCCCCGGCGAAGAACCCGCGACAAACATTTACGTATTGCGCATAGACCAGAGTCTCCGCGGCAACGTAACCCAAAAAAGAGACGCCGTATAGATTTGACCTGTCGGGATTGTAGCCGGAGAGCTGGGCGAGGGCGGCATTTGGGTACCCATCCACCAGCAGCTGGTGGAATCCCCCGTCGGACCTGCCTATGGTCACTCTTTTGAAGTTCAGGTCGAAAATGTAAGCGGGCAACGAACCGGAAGGCTTCCGGTCATAGGCGGTCATATTGGTCAGGCGCACAATCCCCGGCTTGTCCCCGACGACCCACCGTGCTTCCGGGTCTGGAATCCAGGTCACCGAGTTGGTGCGGAAAGTTATAGTCTCGCGATAGACGCCGGGCCCGATATATACGGTATCCCCCGGGGCAACCGTGGAGTTCGCCTTTGCCCAGGTCGCCCACGGGCTTTGTGGGGAGGTTCCGGGGTTGCTATCGTTCCCTCTCTGGGCGGAGACGTAAAAAACAGCCATATCTACTCACCTCTTCTGCGCGAGCCCCCCACCCGAAGAACCGCCTCGAAAGAAGTGCCGTATTTTTCCACCACTATCTCTTCAGACATCTGCTCCAGCCCTACACGCTTCCCACGTTCGAGGATTTCCCGGTAAATGGGCGTTCTCCGGACCTGCTTATTGCGGGCGCGGGAACGCTCCACCCAGCATTTGATGGGCATTTCCGGGGTGCTGATGTCGTATATCCTGATTTGTTCAGCGTCTGGGGCGGTCGCTATCTCTTCCCGGACCAGTTCCAGCTCATCCATTTCCTACCTCCTTTAGAGCTTGGGCACGACACGGTAATTAATCATGAGGGCGACGCTATCGTCGTCTTGGGGGGCTTCCTCGTCTTCCGTAGCCCGCGCCCGGACCCAGAAATATTTACCCTCTTCTGGTAAAGTGCCCCCCAGGAGGAGGGCGGCTCCCCACTCCTGCCAGGGCCCGGGGTTGCCGTTTATGTCTTCCGCGAATGCCCAGTGGTCAAAGGTGGTACCCTGCAAGGACAAGACGACGTCCGCAACCTGGTATTCCGAGCTCACCCCCAGGAGGAGCAGCCTGGTCCTCTTCTCCTCCCGGTAGTCCACTCGGAGCATAAACTCTATGAGCCCCACTTCCTGTGCCTGTTCGTCCCGAACGGATAGATAGCCAGAGCCCACTTTTTCCTCCTCAAGCCAACACCCCGCCGTGCAGGGGAACCGGGGAATGCACGGTAACCCAGGCGGCTCCTGGCAGAGTTGGGAACAGCTGGCGGACATAGGTGAGGAGGCCATGCACCTGGTCCCGGTTTCCATAGCCGCCAATCCTGGTCTTGGTGTACATCAGTTCGCCGACTATCGGCTTTGCGTACACCGCCACCTCCACATCATGCGCCGGAACATCGGCGTCCAAAGCGATTAGGTCTTCAGGCTTTAAGGGCAGGCAGAACTCGTACACCAGGTTGTTTCCTTCCTTCCGGTCGAATTCCAATCGCACCGTTTCCACCTCCTTTTTCGTTGTCGGGGGCAAAGTCGCCGGTCTGCTCAAAGCCTGCCGCAGCCTCTCAAGGCTGAACCGCCCCGGGCAGCTGGTAGGCTGTAGCTGGTCATGCCTGTAGATGCGGGAGACTGGGATGCCATATCTTTCCATGTAATGCCGGACTTCTATCTCCAGGGAGCGGTATTGCGCCTCCGTGGGCCAGCCGGTGGGCTGGAGGCCGCCGGAGAGGCATATGCCGAAGGTGTGGTCGTTGTGCCCCAAGCAATGCGTCCCGATTACGTCGTCGGTGCGGCCCACCTCCACAGAGCCGTCCATCCGGATGAGCTTGTGATACCCCATGTAGGGATATGGCCCCGAACCACGGGGCTGAAAGCCGCGGTTCCGGTGCCACTCATTGACCTCCGCGGCGGAGCAGTCCCAGTCGCAGTAAGCGTAATGGACGACTATCCCGTCGGGCTTTCGGGGCCAGTGGATGATTGTCGCTGTATGCATTTCGGCGACCCGTAACCCGGAATAGAAGTTATTGTCGAATATCTTCATCTTCCAAACCTCCTGGGTTTTATCTGCGTTGGACCCGCAGTAGGTTGCCGTGCACTATCCACTTACGGGGCGGGTTTACGGCTTTGGGCGACCAGACCGTGAGCAGAACCGCGCACTGTGGGCCGAGCACGCAATTGGGCGCGTCGGGGCATTCGAAACAATGGCGGTCATAGAGGTCTCGGATTGCCTTGGAGACAGTTTTTTCCAGAATGCGCCATTCATAATCTTCCAGTGTTTCGCCGGGCAAGGGGGGCACGAAGAACGGCTCCGGGAAGATGTCATTGTTTTCCACCGTTTATTCCCCACTCTTTGCAAAGCCGCTCTATGGCATTGACCAACATCTGCTGTGACTCCACGACGTGCTCAAGGTGGTTTAGTATGATTTGGTCCCTGTTGGTCATCGCAATGTTAATCTTTTCCAGGGTCTTCAGCAGTTCTTTGTTCGTCTGTTTCAGGCAGTCTATTCCGGTGGAGACCCTGCCCAGCACGAAACGGAGGAGTAGCAGAAAGGCGACGATAAGTGCCGTCGCCTCCGTCATCCGATAAATCCACTGCGCATCCATCATGGCAACACCCCCGCCTTAAGACGGCCGATTGCTTCCAACCAAAGGGCATGCCCCTGAATCGGGGTTCCTCCCACATCCCAGACAAAAACAGTGACGCTGCCTTCTCTCTCGTTGCTTACCGAAGCGGTCATCCACGTGTTCGTGGAAGAAGCAGGCTGGACCCGTATATACAGCAGCTGCTCGAACAGCCCTTCCGGGAAGAACACGCTGTAACCGCCGTATCTCGCCCCGGCCCCTACGTAGCCTGGGTAGGTGTAAGGGTCCACGTATACATATCCCTCCAACAGCCCGAACCCCCCACCGGCGTTGAGGGAGTCCCCGTCCAGGTCGAACAGGCAGGCCGTTCTACGGAGCCGGTAGTGGCAGGCGTCGGAATAGGACTGCAGGAGAGTCGAGGACAAAGGCGTGGAGCTCGTGGCCTCGGTCAGCGAAAACCCACGGTTCTGCGGCGTGATGGGCAACACGCCGGAAGCCAAAAGCCCGCGTGCTCTAATCCAGAGGGCATGCACCTGGATGGGCGTGAGCCCGGAATCCCAGACGAAGACCGTGAAGCCGGAGGTGGTGGCGTTGTTGACCGTCGCCAGGATAGCCCCGTTCGCCCCGCTTGCCGCCTGGATGGAAAGGCCGATGAGCTGGCTGAAAACGGGCGGTAGGGAAACCGAGTAGGTCCCCCAGTGATAACCGGACCCGTTATAGCCTGGGTAGGTCGCCGGGTCCACCAGGAGATAACCCACCACCTCGCCTATCCCATAGCTACCGACCCAGGCCGCCCCGTCCGTGTTCCGGTAGTATGGTACTGCCAGGTGCTGGTAGCTGATGGTCTGTCCCAGGCGGTTCAGCCAGTAGGCGGATACCGGATGGCCCGAGAACGGGGGCCAGAAGTCCGGCGTGAGCCCGTTGGGGAGAACACCGGCAGCTGGGCCGGAGGCGGTTATCCATAAGCCGAAGGGGTCCGAGATGGGGGTTCCCCCGGCGTCGCACACCACTACCAGTACCCCATCTTCGCTTTCGTTGGAGACGGTCGCCAGAAGCGCGGCATTGGAGCCGTATTGGGGTTGGAGCTGGACGTTCCTTAAACTGGAAAGCACCGGCGGGAAGGGCAGAGGAAACACACCATACCGCTCCCCGGCGTGCTGGTAGCCCGGGTAGGTGTCGGGGTCGATTTCGGCATAGCCGGAGATGCACACCTGACCCTGGGTGAGTATTTTCCCTTGCATGGAAAGCGTGTGGGGTTGCCTTTCCCGCAGCCACCGTATGGCGTTGGTGAGTTTTTCGATTTTGGCTTGGGTCAAGACCTCCCCGGTATTCCACTCCGGTAGTTCGGGGTTGGGGAGCATTACGATACCTCCGTTACCAGCTCTATCCCGGGCATTTCTCCTGTATAGGCCAGGCCACAATTCGTTCTGGTGGCTGCCGTGACCGTAGATTCTGGTTGGGATACGGCAGACATCACCCCCATTGAGGAATCCAGGACGGGCTTACGCTGGCGAGTGATGTTGAATGGTATAGCGCGCCGCCACTGCTCCCCCACACAAACCCACAGCCCTTCCCAAAAATTGGTTCTAATCCAGACCCCCACCTTTACCCTTACCCCGGGCTCTGCCAAAGCCCGCCATTTTCCATCCACCACTACCCATAGATACGGGGAGGGAACCAGGCGCACGGCAGGCATCTCCCCCGTAAGCTCAAAATCTGCCAAGTGGCGGGGGGCGTCCTCGGCGACGGTGGTCAAGGAAAGGCCGGGGTGCTCTCCGGTTATCTCCTCGACATTCTCCCGTCGGGTCGCATCCGTTACTGTGGTGGCGACCTCCTCGGCTGCTATCTCTCCATACTCCGAGGCAGTATATTCCGCCATTTCAACCTTCCGGGAACTCCAGAGTGAGGGTATAGGTGGCGGTCAATGATTGCGCATCCGCAACATCAATCGCCGAAGGCAGGACATCGCGTACCAAGAGGATACGATTATAGGGCTGGTAATAATACGCCAGCCCGATTTCGGTGACTGTTATGCTTCCCCCGCTATTATTGACGGCGGCGCGGCTTATCTCGACCGTCCAGGTATTAGTACCCCCATCCCAGGTCGGGACTACTGTGGTCTCCTGATACTCCATTTGATTAGTCCCGGTACCGTTTTCTATTTTTTGCGAGAGGACATAATCATCCAGGCTGAACGGGGAGGAACCCCTCCCGAATAAGATGCCGTATTCGGTATTACCGGCTCCGGCAGCCACCCCCCCGCTGCCGCGTTCGTTTCCCGTGCTGCCGCTCATGTTTTTGAACAGGGTGGTCCCCTCACCGTATGTGCCGCTGACCCGCACATCGGCCCACCACATGGATATTTGGTTATACGCATTCCGCACCCACGAATGGGCGGGGAAGCGGTAGACGCGGCCCTTGGTAACCAACACCCATTCCGCCACTGGTATGACGATACCCCGGGCCTTCATCCGTTCTACCAATTGCCTGGTATTCATGCTTCCTCCTTACGAGGTCGGAAGTTGGGGTCCATAGATGGTATAGGTAATCTGCAGCTGTTCTCCGTTGGCAACATTTATGGCGGTTTCCAGCAAATCCCGAATAGCCAGGTACGAGTCTATGCGGTTCCCCACATAGGCGTACATATGCATCCCGACTTCTGTCACTGTGATGGTGTTGCCGCTGCTGTTCAACAGGTTGCGCACGTATTCTGCTTTGAACCGCCGGGAAGCGGGATCCCAAGAGAACGAATAAGACGTTAAGCCATAACTCATCTTCCCGGCCCCGGTACCGTGTGGGATGATACTGTCTAATTGCCAGGCGCCAAAACTTTCCGCGGCGTTACCAGTGCCCGCCACAGGGCCTTTTCCGGTGTTACCTGCGGAACCCACGTAAATGTATTCGGAATACGGTGTGGAAATATCTGGGAGTTTGTCTGTCCCGGATATCGTTCTGATGTACAATCCACCCTCGCCATAAAACTGGTATTCAGTCGGGACAGACATGCGCAATATGCAGTTCAGTGCCTGAATATATGCATTACGCACCCAAGAATGTGAGATGTCCCTATAGACCAGACGAGGGGAAAGGGGGTCTTTGCCCACCAGCAGCTGGTAAGTAGCCAAAGCCGGGGGCATATGATGGAGTTTCAGGGCCTCCCTTTCCAAATCTAACAATTCTGCCCATTCCTTCGGGTCTATATCTTTGATGATTTTCATGCTGCCTCCCGCCGTCACTCGACATAACGGATGTACAGAGAACCATCAGGAAGTCCCGCAGGGTCGGGCGGCGTCTCCGTCGTGCCGAACAGAACTACCACAGGGATGACCCGTGCCCCGGAAACCGCACCCCCAGAATAATTTTCCGCTACTTTCGTCTCCAGTCGCCGGAGGCGGTGCTCGATGCCCCCCTCTTTCCACACGATGACGTCTTCCGGAATCCCAGTGCTCATGCCCCCACCACCTCCACTTTCATGCTGTCGCCCGCGCCGAGGGAAATCGAGGTCACCAGATAGGCCGCGCTAATCCCCAGGCGGTCGGAATTGACGGTAATCCTGTCTCCGGCCTCCCAGTGGGGGCGCGGGGGGAGCTCCAAGGTCAGCCGGTGCTTGGCCTGTGATAAGTAGGAGAGGATTTGCTGGGCGAACGTCGCCCCCGCGGTCTTGTCCCAAACCGGGGACTGGAGGCGAAGTTCCCGTATCCCCATCCGCCTGCTCAAGCCCTCATCTTCCGACGCCGCCTCCATGTCGTACAGCAGCAGGGGCTGCCCGAGCACGGTCAGGGACTCGTCATCTTCGCCCCCGCTCGCGGTTATCTCGGCCCTCCACTCGTCGCAGCTGAAGGCGGACACCGTGCCTGAAAAGTCGATGCCCGAGACCGCCAACACGGGGGCTTTGGAAAACTCAGTCTCCCTTGCCTCTCCCGTGATTTCTTCGTGCCTCAGTCCCCCGACTTCCTGACAGGGACCCCTGGAGGGCTGCCGCCATCTGACCACCACGCGGCTGCACGGCTCCAGATTGCCGACCTCCGGCAAAGAAAGGAGGTCGACATCCGAGACCCCCGCCACGGGGGTGGGGGTCGCCGTCCGGCGTCGTATCCTCAACTTCCCGTCCAGGCCGAACCAGACGTGGTGCAGGCTGGCCTGCGCCAAATCGTTCAGGGCCCTTGTCGGGTCTTCCCCTTCCAGCAAGACGTAGTCGTGTACCGTGGTGTCCGCGGTGGAATCGACCACGATGTCCTCGTTGTTCGTCCAGGCGACATGGGCGAGGTACCGCAGGGCGTCCACTATCGAGGCTTCTCCGAACAAGTGGGCCTCGAACCCCCGCCCCGCCATGAAGGCCATCCGGTCACGCGCCCGCACGGAGACGGTCTTCGCCTGCCGGACCCATTCGTCGGCGAAGAACTCCCCCTGGGGGACCCACTCCCAACCCTCGGAGGTGTACAGGCCCCACCACGGACGGAGGCGTACGTTCGGCAGCAGGTAAGGGGTGTAGTCCTCCAGTCCATCCAGATAAATCTCCGCCGCCAAGTCCGAGGTCGCCACCGTGCCCAGCGGGTAACCAACAGCGGCGAGGAACTCCAGGCGACGCGCCACGTCCATCCGGATGATGGTGTCCCCTTCGTATGTCTCCTCCCAGACGGCGTCCACCTCGGCGAGGCGGGCGTGGTCGCTGGGTTGGCTGGTGGAAAGTATTTCCACCCGCAGGGCGCGGAGGGATAGGCGAGAGGGGAGGGAAGCCTCCAGGAAATAGTCGGTCAGCTCATACTCCCCCAGAGTGGTCCATTCCGCCGCCCCCTCGAGGCGGTATTTAATCCTCACCCCGGCAATACGGGGATAGTAGCGAGTGGAGACCACCCGGACCTTATTGGCGGCCCGCAGCCGGTCGGTAGGATACCAAACCTCCACATAAGGCGGGGTGGAAAAGCCCCCGGAGTTATCGGAGGTCTCCAGTGACCACCAGCCTGGGTTCAATACCCCGGTCTCCGGTATCGGGTACCACGCCCCGTCCGCGGTACACCCATTGTCCAACACACAGTAGGGGCGGCATTCGGGGACGCCGGTTACCAGGTTTTGGGCGGAGAGGGCGGAGGCGTAATCCCCGCTGGAGCTGGCGGTCGGGGCGGGTTCGGTGGCGTTGGAGGTCCAACTCACCGTCAACTTCCACCGCCACTTCCGAACCGAGGCGGCGAGAGCCGACCGAAACGCATTGGAAACAGGCCAGGCCATTAGATTTCCTCCAGGCGGACACTCACGGACCACACCCACCGGCCCCCGGCCCGGAAGGCGATAGCCTCACTGTATTCGCCAGGGGGGATTATCATCTGATAATCCTGGAAAGAACTGGCATTCTCATATACCCGCACGGTGACGGGGGCCATCGCCTCATACAGGGCCTTGAGGTCATCACGCCCCAGATAGCCGGAGATGGTCCCCGGCAGGTAGTCCCACCGCAGTTCTATGCGCAGCTTCAGGTCATCGGATACGTCGAGATGCAGACTCCCGTCTATGCTGCGGTGCACCTCCCCTACGGGGGCGCGGGACTTGGAGATTCTCCGGCTCCCCTCGAAAACCGGCGTGCCGTTTATGTACACCATGGGAGAAGCCGCCATTTACACCACCCCCGCCGCGCGGGCCAGGCGCGGGCCATACTTGAACTGGATTTTCCTTGCCAATTCCTCCCAGGAGCGGTCGTCGGATATTATGGTCCCCACGTGGATGTTGATTACCGCCCCCGCCCCGGCCTTGGGCTGCGGGGCGGCTGCCGCAGGAGCGGGCCGCAGCGTGGCGGTCATGGTGGGGAGGAACTTTAACGATGCGCTCGTCGCTAAGGCGGCGGCCCCCACCTCCATCTCCCGCTTCACCCCCTCCAGGGCTTTCCTGTAGAGTTGGGGGGCCCATACGTCCACGGCAGGAGAACCCTCCAGCCGCAGAAGGCGGTTCATGGTCATGGCGAAACGTTGTGCTTCCGTCCTTGCGTTTGTCCCCGCTGGACCAGAGAATGAAGCCGCTATTCTGTTTAATGCTGCGTCATAGGTGTAACGCACCCCGGAAATCTCTCCTTCGGTTAGGCCGAGGCCCTGGGCGATTTGCTGGGAAAGTTTGTCAGCTGCGTCACGGGTAAGTCTCCCCGCTGCCACCATGGCGTTTATCAATTCCTGGATACTCACCCATGCCCGACGACGGATATCCGGGTCGGCGGAAGAATATGCCTGCGCCGTCAGTTGTGCTATCTCTGCAGCCTTCGCCGGGGGCAGCCCGCCTGCTATAGCCATCCCCTGGAGATATGCGTTGAGGGCCTCGACCGCCGCCTGCTGCACCTGGGGGTTCCCGGACCGCAGAGCCGACGTGATGTTGCTGGGCAGCTCCCCGAAGGTTTTGGCGGCCTCCTCTGCCTCTTGCTTAAGACACCCGGTTTTGGCCTTCAGCTCTAACAGGGCCTCCCCGGCGGCCTGGGCCTGGCGGCGGAAGTTCTCGGCCATCTCCACGTCCTGCACCTGGTCGGCGGCGTTGTACAATTCCGCCATGCGCGCGGCGAGATAATCTATTGCAGCTTTGGCGTCGGTAAGAGAGGCAATCGCCAGCTTCTCCGCCCACTCCTGGTTGGAGAAAGCCTTGTATTGCTCCACCAGGCCCTCGTATTCCTGCCGGACGCCCACCACCTCGTTGCGGTGGGCTTCGGCGACTTCTGCCAGCTTCTTCCTGCGGTCGATTACGATGTTCGCCAGCTCCTCCTGCGCCGCAGCCTCACGGTGGAGGGCCTCTATCTCCATCTCCGACCATTGATTGATTTGGTTGGCAATCCAATTCCCTATCCCAGACCCCATCCAGTAACCCATGATTCCGGAGACGAGAGCGCCTCCCACAGCCATACCCACGGAACTGGCAGAAAGGGTCAAGGGGGCGGTAAGACTGGAGATGGCGGTGGACAGGGTACCGGGAAGGCCAGAAGCCCCGGCTGCGGCAGCCCCGCCCAGCCCCATGAGGCTGGAACCCAGATTGGAGATAGCGGAGAAGAGAGAGGAGATAGCGGAGAAGAGAGAGGAGATGCCGGATACGACCTTTGTGGCAATCAAGGCATAGACGATGCCTTGAATGAGCCCTAACTTATCGGCAATCTCGATAAGGGGAGTGATGACCTTGAGGGCGGCATCGATAAGGGGGATGGCTATCTGCAGCAGACGGTCGAGAAGGTCCACGAACTCCCCGCCCACAGCATCCACGATACGGGCGATGCTGTCAACAATGCCGGATTTCACCAAGGAATCCGCCGCCCGGCCTATCACATCCACAAGCCGGGTCACCAGGTCGAGGAAGACCGGGGACAGCTTCTCCACCAGCTGCCCGAACACATCTACCAGGGGTTTAGCGGCCTGGAAGAGTTCCAGGATGACGGGGGCCATGTCGGCGAAGGACTGCGCAATCGACTGGATGACGCCCCGGAAATCCTCGCCCTCCAGGAAGGAGATGGCCTCCTCCAGGACCGGCTTGAAGGCGGGAAGCAAGGACTGCCCGGCGTCCGCCATGGCCTTGGTGAAGGCGTCTTTCATGTTGGAAAGCATGCCTTCCCAGGTCTGGGACATCTTCTCCATAGCCCCGCCATAACGGTCGTTCCAGATGGCGGTGAGGGTGGAGGCAATCATCTCGCGGTTGTTCTTGTCCACAACCACGCGCTGTTGCTTCCCAGACTTGTCAACATAATCGAGGGCCACCTTGGCCCCGTCCACGGAGGCCTTGATACCGAACTCCTTCAGCCGCTCGAACTCACCCGTGGTAGCATCCGCCAGGGCCTCTACCGCCATATTGACATCCTTGCCCAGGGCGGCTGCGGTGTCGCCGAGGACCCGCATATATTTCTCGGCGGAGAACCCATAGGCTTCCAGCTTGGTCGCCGCCTCCATGAGACCGGGAAGCTCAAACGGGGTCTTGGCGGCGAATTCCCGGAGCCAGTTCAGCTTTTGGGCGGCAGTCTCGGCGGAGCCGGTTACCGTCTCGAGGATGGCGGCGTATCTTTCGACCTCGCCCGCCCCGGAAAGCATGCGCTTTCCGGCCATGACCGAAGCAGTCCCGATGGCGGCAAAGGAGGCAGCCGTGGTGGCGGCAGCCACTTTGAAGGCGTGTCCCAGCCGGTCCCCTACCCTGTGGGCATGCTGCGAGACCTCCTCCAGGGCCTTTTTGGCTTCCTTGGCGTCGCCGGTTATCTTTACCCGTACTTCCTTATCCTTTGCCATAAATTTCCAACTCCTCCTCCAAAAGGGCGAGGTCATCGATGAGCATGTGCAAGATGGTGTCGAAGGGTTGGTGGGAGAGCAGGGAGAGGCGGATTAGGTGCCGTCTCCAGGAGAGCTCAAAATCTTCTCCGCCTCTCCCCGCATCAGCTTCGCGCCCTCCGGGCTCTGTAAAAAATCGAGGACTTGTTTGGCGAACGCCTTGGGCAGGTTGGCGAGGTTTTCTCCCTTCGCCCGCCCGGCCTTTGCTATGAGGATATTCCATGCGTCATCCAGGGTCAGCTGCTCTGCATCCAACCCGGGCGCCCAGGCATCCACTATATCCTTAACAACCTTGAGAAGCTCATCCCCGTCGGAAGCGAGCAGGCGGGTTGCGTGCTGCATGACACGGGAGAATTCCCCAGCCCGGCAGCCCACGATATCCACCGAACGGTTTATCCCTTCCAGAAATACGGAGCGCATGGCGTCCTCCTCATGTTAAGAGACGGCGACTATATCCTGCCTACCGAATGCGGGCTCCGACAGGTTATTGTTCTTCTCGTCTTTGGTCGCCTTGAGCATGTTGGCCTTTATGTTGACCTCCACGCTCTCCCCATGGGCCATGCCCGCGGGCTGTATGGTGCCCACACAGCGGAAGATGTACACGTCCCTGTAGTAGGCCGCCCCGCTGTCGGGGTCCTTTGCTCGCTGGCGGAGCCGGAGCATGAACTCCACGGGCTGCAACTCGGTGTCGGTGCCAAAGAGGATTTTGGATATTTCGGGAGGCCCTGAATCGGTGACCACCTGGTTTCCGGTAATGGTCTCATAGACTTCCAGGTCGATAAGGCCCCCGGTAATCTCGATGGTCCCCTTCTGGCTGTGGTTCCAGTAGGCGAGAATGTCGTCGTCCCCCTTGACCTCCACGGTCTCCATCTCGTAGGAGATGTTGGCCTTAGTCACGCCCCGAATCTGGCTGAAGGTTGGGGTGGTGCCGGGGGTCACGAAGTCCGCCCGCTCGAACCCGAATGCGGTCGCTATGGTCGGCATAGCACTACCTCCTTTCTACTGTTATTCTTTTCGCCTGCGATACTCAATGAAGACCCCGGAGATACGCGCCATTCCGGGGGATATGTAAACGGACAGAGACTGTGTATAGTCCACAGCCCCGCCCAAGTCGTCATTGGCTTCGAGGAGGTCGGCTATCCGGGAGGCTATCTCGGTCGTGTCGCCTATGTTATTAGGCTGCTCCGGGGTTTCCAACAGCTCGCGTGTTATGACCCAGACATCCACGCGGTAGGTCACCTCGACAGCATCCTCCGCCGTAATCCCCCTTTCCTCCGCTGGATCTCCAGGAGTAATCATCACCGCCGGGAGATGCTGGACAAAGGGCCCCGCGGGGCGGCCTGGTTGGTAGAGGCGGCGTACATTAGGTAGGTCCTCACGAATTAGCAGTTCATACATCGCGTCGAGCACAGCGGCAATCATAGCTTTTCAACCACCTTTCCCAGCACTTCGTTCACTTTCTTCTCCACCGCCGCCTCTACCCCAGGCTGGATAAAATATCCATCAGGCTTGTACGGTTTTCCAGGAATATCCACCCATCGCCGGGCCCGTTTTATCCAAGCCTGGTGCGCCCGGTATCCACGCTCCTGCAAGCGGGCCACGAACCAATCGGAAGTCACTGCAGGTTCAGCCCCGGTCTCGGCCCGAATAGACTTCTTCGTCCTTCCCGTCGGCCCGACAGGCGCACGCTGTCTTACTTCCTTTGCTGCTTCGCGGGCGAGCCATTTGAGGACTTCCGGAACCGACTTGTCAAGCCGCCCCGCCATCAATTCGAGTTCCCGCAGGGACAGCGAATCCACCTGTATCTCGACAATGGCCGCCATTAAGTCCTCACCACCTGCCGCCGGAAGGAGCGCATGAGCTGGTCTATCTCGTGGTGGCCTGTTGGGTTTTCCTCGTTGACCGGCTGGTAGGAATAGGAAATTCCTTCCATGGACATCGCACGGATAGAGGGCCCCCAAGGCTCGTCGCGGGGAACCAGCACCCAGCGGCAGAGCAGGAGGGCAAGCCGCTTGAGGCGAGCCTGGGCACGGCTATCCAGTTCTTTCCAGCACTTGGCGGTCACCCGCACGCGGTCTTTGTCCAGAACGGTGTCTTCCAGTTTTAACCATTCGCCGTGCGGGGGGATAAATACCCTCCCGTCATACTGCACCCAGTCTTCCCCATCCCAGATTTCTATGGAAACCACACCATCCGGATGGAAGGGGCCGTCCTGGGCGGGTGCGAGAATGGTGTCGCCCCGCTCTTCGGTATATATATAGATAGACGCGGCAGCGGGCTCCTCAAAGGTGCAATTGCAATAGTGGTCAATGATGCCCTTCACCAACTCCAAGGCACCCTCGGCCTCGTTGTCGGGAAGTTCTGCCGCGGAGAGCCCGCAGAACACGCGTACCTCATCAGGGGTCGCATAGGCCATCCTTCACTCGCCTCCTCTTCGGCCTGGTGGCGGCCTCGACTGGCTTGCTCCTGGCATTTTCTACCGCCGGAACGGCAAGGCCGGACCGCACCAGCTCGGCGGCCTTGGGATGGTCTATCACCTGCCCCGCCTGGAAGACACCGTAGGCGGTGGCTACAGACGTCATCAGCTTCACGCGCATGAATGCCTCCTGCGAGGAAACACCAAGGGCCCCGCAAGGGGGCCCTTGGCATTACCGTTACCGGCGATTAGGAGTCGCTCGCCATCTGCAATACCTGCACGGCCTCGGTGATGAGCAGGTTCCCGTCAACGCGCTCGTTCACCCGGAACCCGATTTGCCCGCTCCCCGCGTACAGCTCCACCAGCTTCTGGATGGTGATGCCGAGACGGTCCTGCACGCGGTAATTGGAGAAATCGCCGAAAGCGATTACCTTGGCGTCGGCCTCCAGGGTATCGGGCATGTAGGGGGAGGTGTACACCGGATAGCCGAGCAGCCTGGGCGGGTTAGTGATTTGCTGCTCCAGCGTCCACAGGTACTGCCCCACGTCGTTCTTGAGCAGGGAGACCGCCAAGGCTATGTCGGTGTGCATGAGCCAGATGGCGCGGGACTTGTAGGCTTGCTTCAGCTTCCAGGGCAGGCTCTTGACCTCGTCGAAGGTTATGGCATTGGTGGCCGCCGCGGTCACTCCGACCTCCGCGCGCCCCAGGAACCCGGTGGGCTGGCCAGTGCCGGTGCCATTGATGAAGTAGTTCTCCTCGGCGACCCCCAGGCCCTGCCCGGACTTCTTGGCGATGTAAGCCTCCAGGTCCGTCGCGGCGTCCGCCAGCAGCTCCTCGCTGACCTTGATTATCCCACCTATCTTGTAAGCATCGAGCTGCACCACGCCGAAGGTCAGGTTAGCCTCGGTATAGGCCCCCTTTTCGGCGATGATACCGAACTGGGGGATGCTCGCCTCGACAGGTATCTTCTCCTTGGTCGAGGAGACCACCACCTCGGCAAACTGGCGGATGACGTTGAGTTCCGCAGCCATCTCCCGGATTTTGCTCTCCAGGCTCACGGGCACCAGGTAACCCCCGGCGGGGTCGGAACCCTTGTACAGGTCACGAGACTCGACCACGTTCCTCCCGGCGCGAAGGAAGGCGTAAAAGGCG